AATGCTTCGATGCCTAGTTTTTCGTCGAATTTGTTGCGGTGTGTGGTGTGCGGGATGATGTTGACCATTTGTCGGGTTTGCCATTTGCGTACGAAGTCGTGTGCTAACAGGAATCGTTGGGCTGCGTTGACTTCTACGACGACGTGCGAGACTGGGTAGCCGTATTGGAAGGCACGGTTGGTCCAGTCTTCTAGGATGCCTGTGTATTCGCGGGTTGTTGTGTTGTATCCGAGGAGTTCTTCGGCTGTGAGTTTGATTCGTTCGACGTCTATCAAATATCTGAGGTTTGTTGTCGGCTGGTAGAGCCACCATTGGATGCCCCAGAACTGTGACGGGGATGGGTCGACTGTGATGATTGAGATTACGGGTGGGGCGAGTCCTTCTGGGATTTGTCCTGGGAGTCTTTCGTTGTCGATGCATCCTGCGTATAGAACACCGTCGTTTCCTAGTCCGCCTGTTATCCATGTGCGGTTGATTAGGTTGGTGTCGGCGGCGTCGTCTTCTTGTTGGTAAACAATTTTGAATGTTTTTGGGTTGCTGTATCGGATGTACGATAAATCTTTCCAAGATAGACGTTGCGGGTCTAGTAGTGGTCCTTCTGGGTATGGTTTGGCGTTGTATTTGCGGCTTTTAGGTCCGTCGTCTAGTTCAGAATAATATGCTTTGTAAACAATGTGTTTGTATTTTGATGATTTGGTTGGTTCTGTGGACGCTAATGATTCGGGTGTGGTGGAGTCTGTGCCGTCGTAGTTGTCTTCGTCGATGTCGTAAGCAATTTTTGCTAAGCAATGTGCGTATAGGTCGCCTGAGCCGAGTCTTTGTCCGACTACTGCTAGTAGTCCTGCTGGGTCTACTCGTGCTTCTGCTACTTGGTCCCATCTTTCTAACAGTTTGTCTCGTGTTGAGCCTTCTCTGGCGTTGTCTACGGATGCTACGTCGTCGAATAGGCATAGGTCTGCTCGGTGTCCGATGTATTCTGAGTCGATTCCGTATGCGCGGACGGTGGGTTCTTTGTTGTCTAACCCGTTTCCGTCTAGTTGTTCTACTACGAATTCTTCTGCACGCCACAAAGCACCTTTGTCGGATGGTTTGAATCTGCCGTAGTCGATGGAGAGGCATCCTTCGGCGTTTACTGCTAATCCTTTTTTAACTATTTCTGGGTCGGGTTGTATTGGTGCTGGTCTTTCGAGGGTTTCTCTGATGCGTCGGGAGTATTGTTTTGCCATTGCTTGTGAAATGGAGCCAATCATGACGCGGATTGCACGGTTGCGTACTATTGCCCATACTGCTACATCGTGGAATAGGGTTGATTTGCCTGCGCCTGGGGGGACGTTTAGGACTACGAATTCTTTTTCAGGGTTTTCTAGTAGGTCTACTAGTGTTAGTGCGGCTTCTACTTGCCATGGTGATGGGACGCGACCTAAATAGTGGCGGCGAAAAAAGTCGAAGTCTTGTAGTCCGCGTTGCGCTTCTGGGCATAGGCGTGTTAAAGGTATTGCTGGGGGTAGGTCGGTTGCTTCGTCTAATGCTTGTTCGTATTCTTTGTGTTGTTTGCCGCCTTTGTTTCCGCGGGTGCGGGTTGCTTCGAGGACGGCTTGGTCTAGTTTTGCTTTTGCTGCTTTAGATTTTGTTAGCCAGTGTGAGCCTGTGTTTATGTGTACGCCTGCGATGCGTGATGCTTCTGTGATTGATGAGCCTGCGGCTATGGCGGCGAAGAAGCGTGCTTTGTCTTCTGGTGGTACTCGTCGTTTAGTTCCCATTAAGGGAGTGTACTACTTTTTGTTTGATTTAGATTTTTTAAAAACTTCTTTAGTGTAGCGTTTAGCGCCACGTTCCCAAACATCGGAAGGGAATTTGCTGGACACTTCGCTTTCGCTAATGACATCCAACACAGAGTTTTCAAAATCCTTATATTTAGAAAAATCTTTTGCAGAAAACCCGCCTCCGCTTTTACCATATTTTTTCTCAATATACGCTTGAGCGCCTTTTGACTGGTCGTTCAAATCGGCTTCCATAACCATGTTTGACTGACGGCGTTTCTCTGCTTTGTCATTATCTTTGCTAACAGACTTTTTATAGTCAGCCAAAGAACCCATGTAATCAACTTTTTTCATAGTTATTTTCCTTTTGTGACGTTAATCGGCGTAACTTGAAGATTTACCGCCACCGCCGCTGCTCTTCTTTTTTTTCTTTGGGACACTAGGTGTAATCAGTGTACCACCAAAACTTTCACGGCTGCTCTTCGAAGGCGAAGGCGTACTCTGATAATTAGACCTATACCCTGGCATAGACTTGCCGCCTTTGTCCTGTGGCACACCCGTATATGACGGACCATTCGATTTATTGTTATTGTTTTGAATTTTATTAAAAAAATCACTAACAGGTTTTGTAGTTTTTGACAACTCTTTACCCAAAGTTTGCATTATCCAAGAAATTTCCGATTGATTTGGCGGCTTAGGAGAACTACGTGTCACACCCAAAAATCCTGTATCCATCAATTTTTTGTTGCGGGCATCATTCTCGGCAACTGCTTTACGTCCACGTTGCGGAGTAGGTTTACTGTCATCAGATTTGTTTTTCGCCATGTTGCAAACATACTACACACCTGCTAACATTTCAACATACCCGTCGGGAGATGGCAAACAACTTTAAAAACACAGGGCTGTACACCACTTGCAAGGTGCGGGGCAACAACACCAGGAAACTGGGGTAGACCCCCAATCATCGAATTAGGGGAGCAGCGTAAACAACGTACAAGTTTAAACATGGTGTCGGCTAAAAGAATCGGCTAACGGCTACCAACCCTTAAGGGTGAAACGTGGGGGAAAGCAAACCCACGCCCACACACAACCAATCTTTTTTTACCGTTTTTTTCTACAACCAAAAGAGTGAAAATGTCTTTCGACGATAACATACCCCCCCCCAGCCCCACAGCCTTCGGCAGACCCCCAGTTATGTAAAGTTGCGAACGTGTGTTCGTAAATGTTTGTGCGTTTGTGCGTGTAGGTGCGTACATATGTTTGGGCAAACAGGTGTTCGTAGTAGGCGTACCTAACATTTCTTGCGCAGATGGGCGCCCCTCGCACCGTGTAAGGCTAGCCTAACAAGTACGGCAAAGCGTCCGCGCCTAGTGTGGTGGTGACTGTGTGTGGTGGTGTTCACTCTCGGTGGTTTTGTTAGGTTGTCCTTACAGTGTGACGAGTGTCACATTAAAATTGTTGTGTTTGGTGGTTGCAATGGGGTCGTTTTACCCCTACGATTATAGGTGTAAGGATATAAACCATATAAACAAAGGGGTATTGAATGAAAATTGAAATAGAACTTTCAAGGGAGCAAATCGAAGAAACTGTGAGCGGTGTTTTGGGTGCTTCTTTTTATCATTGGGATTGGTGGAAGTCAGTCGAGTACCGCGAGGGGTTCGATTGGAAGACCTACCCAACAAACCTCGATGAGAAGTTTCTTCAGGTGGGGATTGCAGACCCCGAACATTACGAGGACTTACTCGACGAGGACGAAGAAGAGAAGACAGTCGAGAAGTGGTTGTCCGTGGCAGATATCTTGCGGGCTTGGTCAGTGTGCGCGGTGGCAGGGTATCGAATGAGTGACGAGGACGCTTGCACGAGTGACGCAGTGATGCAGACCGCAGTTCTCGGAGAGGTCACCTACGGATAATTGACAGACCGAAACCCCGCAAGGGGTCTAGTGGTATCGCCACTACTGACGAGGTCAGAAAACTAGAAAAGGGGCAAGCAATGACGAGGACAGATTACAAAATAATTGCCGAGGCAATCAAGAAACACCGCGATGAGAGTCTGACCGCCAAGGGCGAATTCGCCGAATTGGTAGAGACTCTCTCAATCGCAATGAAAGCACAAAACCCACGATTCAAAGGCGAGGTATTCGAAAAGGCTTGCGGGCTAGAAAACTAGACCGAAACCCCGCGAGGGGTCTCACCGTGACGCGGTGACTGACGAGGTCAGAAACTTACAGACAGGGGACAGAATGAAACAATTGGAGCAAGTGCCGAGCGGGGTCACCCTCGCGCCGATAGTGGAGGCATTGCACGAGGTTTATAACTCGTTGAGCGCCGAAACTCTCAAGAACTGCGGGCAAGCATTACCGCCCGCGGTCTTTGTGGTTCAAAGGTCATCTACTGCGTGGGGTCATATCACTGTGCGCCCCGCATGGCAGACAGACTACACAGACATTGACGAAAACTACGCCTATGCGCCCTTTGCGGTGTCCATGGGCTTGGGCAATTCGTCGAAATCTGCCTACTTTCATGAAATCATGGTATCGGGCGAGTGTCTCGCGAAAGGTGGGCGCGCAGTTTTCGGAACTGTAGCCCACGAGGCTACTCACGCATTCAACATCGTTGCGGGTGTTCGTGACGTGGACACAAACGGAAGACACAACACAAAATTTCGCGATAGCGCGGGGGCTTTGTTTGGTCTCACCATCGAAGAATATTCAAAAGGTCATTGGGCGGGGTGGACCAAAACCACGGTAGGGAAACCATGCGCTAATCGGTGGGCTCGTGAAATCGCCAAACTAGACGAGGCAATCATCACGGCAAGCGGGCAAGAAAAGCGCGCGGGCGGGCTTGGTATCGGCGGGGGTATCTTCGGCGGGGACGATTCACGCCCCACGGGGCGCGATAAAAACGGTCTCAAGGCGGTGTGCAGGTGCGGGTCAATCATCAGAACATCACGCAGGGCGCTTGATAAAGGTATCTCGTGCGGTGGGTGCGAGTCACCTTTCATAGTGGTGGGGGGGTGACGGGCAAGTCTTAAGACAGTACCCTAGCGCCTTGGGCGTGCCGATTCGATTCGGACTAGGGGCAATGCGAAAGCAGATAGAGGACACTTGACAAACTAAAATAAATGTATTACGATTACAACAACAACATAGAAAAGGGGAATAAATGAAGACATCAGACATCGAAATAGCGTTGAGGGCGAACCCCAA